TTGACAAACACCATCTGGAGAACATCATAGAATGGTGGAAGAACAAAGCAAACAACAGATTTATATCACTCAAGAATGAAAATCGAGTGAGAACAGAGATAGAAGTTTGGACTAGTGGTAAAGTGATTGACATAATCCGATAGGTGTGATAGTATAAATACTCCAAAATTCATAGGAGTATTAAATGGCAAAATCATATTCAGCTGCCGAGTTGACTAAAATGCAAGAACTTGGTTCTGCGTGGATCTTTCGTAGAGTATTGAATGATAATCAAAAATATAGTAGTCCTGAAGATATCGTTAAAGATAAAAAATATGGTGAGTTGTTAAAAATTTATCCAGCAATAAACGATGAATGGCTAAAAACTTTTTATGCTCAACAAAAGACCATGTTTAGAGAATTTTCACCATCTAAATTTACAGAATTCAATAGAGATGGTGGATTTATGGACTTTATTACTGAATTGGTTCGTACAAAATTTAAAATTTCCAAAAAAGATTCATGGGATCCAGCTGATATTTGGTGTGTCCAAAACGAAGCGAAAGTTATTGCGGATATAAAAAAAGTGGTTGAAGATGGAAAAGCTTCAAGTCTTTTAGAATTGAATGCTCTTATGAGGACATTATATAAACAAAGGCGACTTGTTGGAGTTTCTTTGAAATTGATTTCTGGTAAAGAAGCTAAATATGAAGAGGTTAATATCAATGAAGAAGATTTTCCTGATAAGAAAAATTATAATTTTAATATTTCATCCATGAAGTGTCCACTAAGTTTAAAAAACGGAACACAATTTGCAACACAAGATACAAGAATTATTGTGGATGGTGATGGTGTAAAATATGATTTTCAAATTAAAGCTAATAGTACATCTGGATACAATAACTTGAAATTTGAACCAACATCATCAGCGGGAACTAAAGCTAGATTGGGTAAAACACCACTTGATTTGCTAGCAAAATTATTAAAAGATTATAACATACCATTTAAAAACAATCATAAAGAATATCCAATGACTATTGCAGAATTCAATGATAAAACTTCTTTAGAATATGCTAAAAAAGCATATCAAACAATTTCTGCTGCTGGTGTTGATACTGGTGTAAAAAATGTTGATGAATTTGTTTCAAATATGCAAAAAGTTTTTACAGTTGAACCTCATACAGCAAATTCTAAGTTGATGCAGATAAATTTTTTGTATAATATTACTGCAATGAAAAAAGAAGAGCGAGATAATCTTTTGACCGATATGTGCTTTCTTGCTCAGAAAAAAGGCAGTCAATTCGGACCATTTGGAAAGTTATATTAAAATGAAATTTTCACAATTCCTTACAGAGTCAAAAGAAGGTGCTAACTTACACCTTGAACACCTAGAAGATGAGGTGTTAAATAACGGAATTAATGGTGCTCGTAATGCCATTAATTTCCTTCAATCATTGAGAGATATGCTTGCTGGTCATTCAACATCAAAAGTTAGTGTCACAACAAAATGGGATGGTGCGCCTGCTGTATTCTGTGGCACTAATCCTGACAACGGTAAATTCTTTGTTGGTACTAAAGGTGTTTTCAATGCCAATCCAAAATTGAATTACACCGATGCTGACATTGATGCCAACCATGCAAGTGAAGGCCTTAATGCTAAACTTAAAGTTGCACTAAGATACCTTCCTAAGTTAGGTATCAAAGGTATCTTGCAAGGTGATATGATGTTCTCCAAAGGAGATATCAAAACTCAAACAATTGAAGGTGAAAAGTATATTACATTTCAACCAAACACCATTGTGTATGCTGTGCCTGCTGATGCTAAGTTAGCACAAACAATGTTGGCTGCACAAATGGGTATTGTGTTTCATACATCATACACCGGTAAATCAATGGCAGACCTGAAGGCTTCATTCAATATTGATATTAAAAATATGACACCAACCAAAGATGTTTGGTTCCGTGATGCATACTTCTTTGATGCCTCTGGTGTGGCCACATTCACCGAAGCAGAGACGAAACAAATTACAGGTATTCTATCTAATGCAGGTAGAACTTTACAATCTATCAATGCATTAAATCTAAATCGTATTTCTGCAAATGATGTTATTCTGACCTATATCAAAACTTTCAATAATACTAAAGTGAGAGAAGGTCAAGCCATCAAGAATACTACACTACATACGGCTGAGTTGGTGCGTTGGGTTGAAGCTAAGCTGAACAAAGATATTGCTGATGCTAAGAGAGAAGAAACTAAGCAAAAACGTGTCAAAGAAAAGACCGAGATTATGCGGTTCTTCCGTGGTGCGGCTGCTGATTTAAGAAGCATATTTGATTTGATGAACCTTATTGTTGATGCTAAGAATATGATTGTTAAGACATTGCAACAGATTAGACAAATTACCGGAACATTCCTTAAAACAGATGATGGTTTCAAAGTTACTAATCCTGAAGGTTTTGTTGCTGTCGATAAATTAAAAGGTAATGCAGTTAAGTTGATTGATAGGTTAGAGTTTGCTCATGCCAACTTTACCGCCGCAAAAAATTGGTCTAAATAACTGCCTCGTTTTAGTATTACCCGGAGCATAAGTAGTATATAATTATTGGAGTTTATAATGAGAGATTTGATTATAGGATGTTGTACCAATTACGATTGGGACAAGTTAAAGTATTGGGTTAATTCTATTAACCGTAGTGGATATGAAGGCCACAAAGCAATGGTGGCCTTCAACATCAGTTTTGATACTATCGAAAAACTGGTTCAAGCTGGCTTTGAAGTCATCTTGCCAGGAAAAAAAGATGAAGAAAACAGACGATTTGTTTATGAGTCTAGTTTAGCTGTTCACGTTGAACGATTCATCCACATCTACAACCATCTAAGAAAGAATGAATATCGGTATGTAATTACAACCGATGTGAAAGATGTTATCTTTCAAAAGAACCCAATTACATTCCTTGAGGAAAGGTTAGGTGATAAGAACCTAATGTTTGCAAGTGAAAGTATGCATTACAAAGATGAGCCTTGGGGTAACCAAAATCTAATTGAAACATTTGGTCCATTCTTCCATGATATCTTTAAAGAGAATGTAATCTTCAATGTGGGTGTGCTTGCTGGTAGATCCACTTGCATGAGAGACTTAGCAGCAAACATTTTTGTTATGTCAATCAATCGACCAATTCCTATTGTTGACCAATCAACATTCAACTTCATGGTCTCACAACACCCATACACATTCACATCAGCTTATATGGCATCTGAATCTGGATGGGCAGCACAACTTGGTACAACGGTAGATCCAAGTAAAAAAGAACAATTCGGTCCACTCCTTCTAGAACCTTCACCTGTTATGATTAACGGCGAAGTTGCAACTTCTAAAGGAAATGTCTTTACAATTGTGCATCAGTATGATAGGATACCAGGATGGAAAGAACGTATAGAGGAAAAATATAATGACTAAAAGAGTATTGATTACCGGTGGGGCAGGGTTCATTGCACACCATTTGATTGAAACAATCCTTGACCAAACTGATTGGACAATCGTGTCACTTGACCGACTTGATTTCTCTGGCAATCTGAATCGCCTTGAAGATATTATGAAGAAATATGACCGTGAAACCAAGAAGCGTGTTGAGATTGTATTCCATGATTTGAGAGCTGAGATTAACCCACAGACTTCTGGTCTCATTGGTGATTGTCAATTGGTGTTGCACCTTGCAGCAGGTTCTCACGTTGACCGTTCTATTGAATTCCCAATGGAGTTTGTACAAGACAATGTAATTGGTACAGTTAACCTATTACAGTTTGCTCGTACACTTCCTAATCTGGAGAAGTTTGTATACTTCAGTACAGATGAAGTATTCGGTCCTGCACCAGCTGGTGTTGATTATACCGAACGTGACAGATACAATGCAACAAACCCATACTCTGCCTCAAAGGCAGCAGGTGAAGAAATGTGTGTTGCATTTGAAAACACATATAAAATGCCAATTATCATTACACATACAATGAATGTATTTGGTGAACGTCAGCATCCTGAGAAGTTTATTCCTAAAGCCATTCGTTATGCTCGTGATGGTCTTACACTAACAATCCATTCTGATGCAACTAAAACAAAAGCTGGTTCACGCCACTATGTTCATGCTAAAGATGTTTCAGATGGTCTTATGTTCATTCTTAACCTACCAAAAGATTATGAGAGAGTACCTGACTTTGGTGGTGCCAAGATTCCTAAGTTTAATATTGTTGGTCCCGATGAAATTGATAACCTAGAATTGGCTAGGTTAATTGCTGCAGCACAAGGTAAGGAGTTAAAATATGAGATGGTTGATTTTCATTCATCCAGACCTGGCCATGATTTACGTTACGCTTTGTCTGGTTCTTATATGGAGTCTTTAGGTTGGAAGCCAAAGATTTCATTGCGTGAAAGAATTAAAGGTATGGTTCAATGGTCATTAGAAAACGATAAGTGGTTAAAATGAAACTAAAAGAAATCTTTTGGAACCTAGAAAAAGGTTCGACTAAGTGGTCTGGTTACTTTGATGTGTATGAAAAACACCTCAATAAGTTTATTGGCAAATCACCAAGAATTCTGGAGATTGGAGTTCTTGGTGGTGGTTCAATTGAAATGTGGTTGAAGTACTTTGGTGAAGATACTTCCGTAATTGGTTTGGACATTAATCCAGAATGCTTGAATTACAAGTATGATGGTGATGTACAAGTTGTTATGGGTGACCAAGGTTCAGCAGAATTCTGGAAACAATTCGCAGAAGAGAATGGTAAGTTTGATATCATTATTGATGATGGTGGTCATACCATGAATCAACAAATCACCACACTCAATTCTATGTTCCCATATTTGAATGATGGTGGTGTCTTTGCTGTTGAAGATACTCACACAAGCTACTGGCAGAATTGGGGTGGTGGTTACAAAGAACCACAAACATTCCTCGAACACGCCAAGAAGATTACAGATTCTATGAATCAACAACACTTTCAAGGTAATAACTACATTTTACCACAGACACTTGAAACATATAAAGGTTTGAATTGTGTTTCTTTCTATAATAGTGTTGTGGTCTTTGAGAAAGAGGCCTATAAAGAATTTGGTATCACGGACAACAAAACTTTAGCAGGACGTAATCTGTGAAGATAGCCTTATGTTTATCTGGACAGCCTCGTGCCTTATACCACGGGTATGAGTTTGTCCACAAAAACCTATTGAAAGACAACGATGTTACGGTGTTCATTCATACATGGCAATCTCCAGAAGCTCACGAAGCCATAATGAAATATCAAGCTAAAACATGGCAAATAGATCCAGCATTGACAAATGATTTATCAAAGTACACCAATGTTCCACCACCACAACCAAACTGGAAAGTAAAAGATCCAGCTCGTGCAACGTGGAATCAATTATATGGTGTTATGATGTGTAACTCACTCAAATCAGAATTTGAACTTTTATATGATATGAAATTTGATTGGGTTATTCGTTCTAGGTTTGATTTTGCATTGAATACTGCAATCGACTTTGGGAGTTTAGATAACAGTAAACTATACATTCCAAATTGTCGTATGACACCTGCAAGAGATTTTGGTAATGACCAATTCGCTATGTCGAGTTCAGCCAACATGGATAAGTATGCTGATGCATTTAATCATATTGATGCATTCTACAATGATGGTACAGTTATGATTTCTGAAGATATGATGAGTCAAAATTGGAAACTGCATGGTCTAGTTGGTGAGAAATTAGTATATTGCAACATGAATCATCCGTTTCCACCGGGTCCCAACAATGGAACATGGCACAGTTTAATTCGTGGGGATTTTGACAAATGGCAAAAATCTTAAAACAACTGAAAGGCCATTCCACTAGCGAAGTGTCGTTAATGGATAATGATGGCAAAATCTTTGTTAGAAAATCTGGAGATATCTCCAGAAATATGGAAAGATATGATGCACTAGCCAAAACCACATTACGAATGCCTAAGATACTTGAGTATTATGGTGATTCGTATGATATGGAATATATTCCCAATTTAGATATCAAAACTTACCTATCAAAGAATTCTGTAGGTGGTTTGATTGAATATATTAAATCGGTAATGTCCTTGTTTAGTGAAGAGGGAATCGAAGTAGATTTCACACCAATTTACAAGAAGAAATTGGCTCAATTTGATTTTGAAAAATATCAATTACCATTTACCGCATCTGAATTAATTGCAAGATTACCACAATTTTTGCCATTGACAGAGTACCATGGTGACTTCACATTGGAGAATATTCTATATGATGTGAATACGGGTGAATTTGTTTTAATTGATCCAATCCATACTGAATACAGTTCTTATGTTTTTGACTTGGCTAAGTTAAGACAAGATTTAACCTGTGGTTGGTTCATCAGAAATGATGATGTTTATTTTGAATCTAAACTGAAGAAGATATCAGATGAATTGTCCTCATACAAAAACTTTGATAACGACTACATATTAATTCTGATGTTGATGCGTGTTTTACCATATGCAAATGAATGTGATACTGAATTTTTACTTAAAGAGATTATAAGATTATGGAAGTAATTTTGCCATGCGCTGGTCTATCAACTAGGTTTCCTAACCTAAGACCAAAGTATTTGTTAACTGATTATAGTGGTCAGTTGATGATTGAGAATGCTGTGAAAAATTATCTTGGTAAACACAGAATTACCATTGCAATCCTAAAAGAACATGATGTGATGTTCAATGCATCAAAGAAGTTGCGAGATACATTTGGTTTTAATATCAACATCATTATGTTAGACCAAAGAACCTCCGGGCCTGCCGATACGGTTTTTCAGGCCATTATTCGTTCAAATGTCAATCTACAATCACAGATTCTAATTAAAGACTGTGATGGGTTCTATGATGCAGAAGAAACAGAAGGTAATGTAATCTATGTTTCCAAATTATCAAACAATCCTGACATTCGTAATGCACCTGCCAAGAGTTACACAATCACAAATGAACAGAATATTGTTGCAGGTGTTGTTGAGAAACAGATTGTAAGTAATTCATTCTGTGTTGGTGGTTATCAGTTCGCCAAGGCAGCTGATTACTTGAATGCGTTTGAATCATTACAAGGTATGATGCAATCAGAAGTTTTCGTATCAAATGTTATTGATTATATGATATGCGAAGGCTCAGTATTCTTACAAAGTGAAGTGCAAAACTTTGTTGATGTTGGTACAGCTGATGATTGGTTTAAATACAACAAAAAACCAACATACTTCTGTGATATTGATGGTACAATTTTTGTTAATGGTGAATATTCTTCATCACCTGAAATACTATACAATAACGTGGATGTTTTATTAAAAGAAATGGCTCGTGGTTGCAAGGTTGTATTCTGCACAGCACGACCACAAAAGTATGAAGCTATTACTCGCAAGGCTTTGGATAAGATTGGATTTATTGGTTGTCCATTGATTATGGAAGTTAACCATTCTAGTCGTGTATTGATTAATGATTACGCTGCATCGAATCCATACCCATCAGCTGTGGCAATTAACTTGCCTAGAAACTCCGATACACTAGGAGATATGATTTGAATATTTTGATTACAGGTGGTGCTGGTGGTATTGGTTCTACACTTGCATTACATTTAACACAAAAGGGTTACGTTGTTGTCTCTGTCGATAATTTCAATAATGGTTACATGGAAAATCTATTTGAAAATGGCAAACAGATTTGTGATTCGGTTGCTTTAGATATCCGTGAAACGGAACGATTAACAGAATTGATGGAATTTAATCGTACTGAGGTTGTCATTCACCTTGCTGCAATTACATCATTACCACAATGTGAGTCTGATCCAACAGAATGCCTTAGTGTGAATGTGGCTGGTACTGCATCCGTGTTGACAGCTGCAAGATTAGCAGGAGTTAAAAATATCATTGTTGCTAGTACCTCAGCAATCTATGAGAATAATATTCTTATTCCTTTTAAAGAGAGTGAACCAGTTTCTCCTAGATTATTTTATCCATTGTCTAAGAAATTAATGGAAGATGTTGTTGATTCATACATTGAAAATTATAATATGAACATTACAACTCTAAGATTCTTCAATGTGTTTGGTCCACGCCAAGATATCCATCGTGCATCACCACCATTGATTAACTATATCGTTCGTGAAGTCAAGAAAGGTAATGATTTGGTTTTTTACTCTAATGGCAAACAACAAAGAGATTATGTTCACGTTGATGATGTGGTTAAAATAATTGAGACCTGTATTCAAAATGCCTACAATGTAAGATTCAATGTCTGTACTCACACCACGACTTCAGTAAAAGATATCATTGGCTATGCAGAGAAGGCCTTCAATAAGAAATTGAATTACACCTTCAAAGAATCTAAAAATTATTGGTCAAATTATGAGATTCTATATAAAGGTGAGTATCCATTAGAAGATGGTGTTGTTGAAAGAGAAGTTAACAAATATGCCGTTGGTTCATTTGAAAGAGCTGAATCTTGTTTAGGATGGCAACCTAATACCAATATTGAAGAATTGATGATTGATACTATGAGAAAAAATTATGAGCTTTATTCCGGATAAACACCTGTTCATCGTCACATCAGCCTTGAATACAGGCCTTGGTGTAATTAACAATGAATTGAGGTTTGAACAAACACTACAGGGTGTTAAAAGTTTAAGAGAGAAAGCACCAGAGGCTATCATTTTCTTAGCAGATGGATCACCACAACCGGTTGATGATATACTATTTGAAGCATTAGGCAAATACACCAGTTTTAACCTTGCCTTTAGAGGTGACCCTGATTTATGCACACTAGCCAATGCTGGTTTGAAATCGCAGGCCGAGGTAATCTTATTGCATAAGACGTTATCGCTCTTGAAATCTAATCAAGATTTAAGTAAAATGATGGCTAGTGTAAAGAGAGGATATAAATTTTCAGGCAGAACCGATGTGGTTGATGGGTTTGATATCGCACGTTATGATGACCCAGCACTATATGGTAAGTATACGTTTAAGACAAGAATTCCATCATGGATGCCAACAATGTCACAGGCACATTCAAGTGCTGACCATTTGTTGATTACTCGTCTATATTCGTGGTGTGCTTCATTGACCGATGATTACTTAGCAACATTGATGAAAATCTATGAGGCTATTAATGTTCATGGCATAGATACTGAACACGCACATTATCGTGAAATTAATAAAAAATATTTGGTAGAATTTGATAACTTATATTGCCAAGGAACAATGGCATCAACTGGATTAGTGGAAGTATATTGATGATTGATGAAAAGATTAAAGAATTAGCAAGACTGGCTAAGCCAAAATACTTGCAAAACTATGACAACTTCAAACCCGGTGAAGATTATGTCATGTACTCAGGCCAATTATGGGACGAACGGGAGATGGAATTATCACTCAAGGCATTCCTAACTGGCAAATGGATTTCTGCTGGTGAGAATGTTGAGAAGTTCCAAATTCGATTCTCAAAGAAATATAATGTAAAACAATCACACATGGTTAACTCAGGTAGTTCGGCCAACTTGGTGATGATTGGTGCATTGAAGAAATATTTTGGATGGAAAGATAATGATGAGGTGATTGTATCGCCTGTTGGTTTTCCAACAACGATTGCACCATTGATGCAGAACAACCTGAAACCTGTATTCATTGATATTGAGTTCGATACACTAAACTTTGATGTTAATCTAATTGAAGAAAAGATTACACCTAGAACAAAGGCTATCGTTGTATCACCTGTTCTTGCTAATCCACCTGATATGGATTTTATTAGAGAATTATGTGTACGACATAATTTAATTCTGGTGGGTGATAACTGTGACTCACTAGGCACAAAATGGAATGGCCAACTAATTACAGATATGTATTTCTGTTGGTCAACATCATTCTACCCTGCACACCATATTTCAACTGGTGAGGGTGGTATGGTTTCATCCAATACACCAGAATTTATTGATATTGTCCGTTCACTAAGTTGGTGGGGTAGAGATTGTTATTGTGTTGGTTCAAACAACCAATTACCCTGTGGTACTTGTGGTAACAGGTTTGACCGTTGGTTAGATACATATGATGGCATCATCGACCACAAGTATATTTTCTCTCATGCCGGTTATAATTTGAAGCCGCTTGATATGCAAGGTGCAATCGGTGTTGCTCAGTTGGAGAAAGTGGATTTTATTGATA